ATTGGAGATATGTTGCTCCAAACGTTACTGTTTACAATATGTTTAATCCAAGAAAACGTAATATTGCAAACATAACAGCAGCTAATCCTGGAGTTGTAACAACACTAGTTGATCATGGATTTGTAACAGGTCAAATGGTAAGAATGAAAGTTCCTAATGACTCTGGAATGTCTGAACTTAATGATGTATTAGTAACAGTTACACGAATTAATGCTTCAACATTCTCTATTGGTGTAGATACAAGTGCATACACTGCTTTTGACTATCTAACAATTGGTGATCTATTATTAGGTACTAATAGATTTGCAGAAGTCATTCCTGTTGGTGTTGATCCAACAAATAACACATCACTTGATGACGCTCAAGAAAATACTGGATTTATTGGTATTATTCTTGGCACAAGTGCTACTGCAGGAATTGCTGCTGGTAGTCCTGGTGGAAGTAATGGTGATGTAATTAAATGGAGAGCAGGAAAGTCTTTTGGAATTTAATATCATAAACTAAAAGATACACTACTCACGAGGAGGGTTCCTATGCCCTTCTCTTTTTAAGGACACAAGTATCAAGGATACAAGTATCAAGGAGAAAAAATGATCGAGAACAAAGAGACAAAAAAGAAAATAAATCTTAAGTATGAACGTGATAAAGACAGAGAAAAAGTAAAAGGAATTTTTAAATTTTATGAAGTTCCTGGCGGAGAAATTAGTTTTGTATTCAGAAAGTATAAAGAAGATCCTGTTGAAAAATTTACTATGGTAGACGGTAAAATGTATAATATTCCTTTGGGTGTTGCAAAGCATCTTAATAAAAGTGGTTGGTATCCAGTCCATCAATATATGCAAGATGAAAGCGGAAAGACATCAATGAAAGTAGGACAAAAAGTAAGACGATATGGATTTCAAAGTTTAGAGTTTGTTGATGTTGAAGAACTTAATAATGCAAGTCCAATTATAACAGTAGAAAATGTATAATTTATAAGGACACTTGTGTCAAGGTGAAGGGAGAGAAGTAATGCCAGGCTATGCACATGAAGATCCACAATTTCAACCATCAATGCGTCTTATAAATGCAATAACAAGTGCAAAAGTTCCAACAATTACAACAACATTCGCTCATAATTATTCTGATGGGATAATTGTTCGTTTTTATATTCCTTCTTATTATGGAATGAGAGAACTTGATAAGAAAACTGGAACTATTACCGTAACTGCAAATGATACATTTACTGTTGAAATAGATACAAGAAAGTTTGGTGCATTTGTTGTTCCTGCAAATGAATGGTGGCATAATCAAACTGCTATGGTCGTGCCGATAGGTGAAGTAACTAGCCAGATTAATGAAGCTATAAGAGATGTAAAATAGCTTGAAAGGATTGCAATGGCAGATATTGATTATTCAGCGCTTGAGAATATAAGAGTTAAAGTAAGAAGATTAACAAGAACACCATCAACAGCACAAATGACAAATGCTACTTTAGATGAATATATAAATACTTTTGTATTGTATGATTTTCCAGAGCATTTACGAACATTTTCTTTGCGTACAACACTTGAATTTTTTCTTACTCCTTTTATAGACACTTATTCAGGTGATGATATAGAAACTAATTTTATAAATAAATATACTAATGTTTACGATAATGCCTACGTTGCTGGATATAAACAATTATATTCACAAGATAGACAACAGTTTTTTAATATGTGGCCAAAATTATCAAGTGAAAAACAAGTTGCAACTGGAGATGCTGTAACAACAAACTTTACTGGAACATTAGATGGTATTCCTATTTTAAGGAATAATGTTTTCTTTACTTCAATAGGAGCTAATAGTACTCGCTTAGCAATTTATGATGTGCCGAATGTTCCAAATGATGGAACAGGAGTATTTGCTGGTGACATAGGAGTTGCTGGAACAATAAATTATACATCTGGAGCTTACAATATTACTTTTGTTGGTGCTCCTGCAAATGGTGAAGAAATTAATAGTCAAACAGTTCCTTATTCAGCTGGAAGACCAACAAGTATGCTTTATTATAATAATGAACTTACTTTTAGACCTATTCCAGATAAACCATACAGAGTTGAGCTAGAAGTTGCTACAAGACCAGTTGAATTATTAGCTGGAAATATGCCAGAGCTTGCTCAGTGGTCACAATATATAGCATATGGTTCTGCTAAAAAAATATTTGAAGATCGTATGGATATGGAAAGTGTGCAAATGATTATGCCTGAGTTTAAACAACAAGAATTATTAGTAAATAGAAGAACGATTGATCAACAATCAAGTCAACGAGTATCAACTATTTATACTGATAGTATTGTTGGAACACAAAATCATAATAATTAGGAGAATAAAATGCCTTACGATGAAAATATACCAGATGCAAACGATCTTTTATCTCAATCACAAGCTGATATTCAACAAAACTTTGCAGCATTAAAAACATTAATTGATATTGATCATGAAACATTCGGAGCTGCAAACGAAGGTAAGCACATACAGGTTACATTACCAGAATCAGCTGGTGATCCAGCCCCAGCAGCAAATGAAGCTATTGTTTATACAAAACTTTCAGCAGTTACCGGTGAAACTGGTCTTTTTTGGCAAAAAGAAAACGCTGGTGACGTTATAGAAATGACAGCTTATAATCAGGCAGCATCTGGTTATACATTATTACCTTCTGGTATGAAATTATGCTGGGGAACAGGAACTATAAATAACGGAAGTGTTACTTCAGGAGCTATTGTATTTAACAGTGCATTTACAACTGCAACATATTCTGTTCAGGTAACACCAACAGGCTATCCAGGTGGAGCAGCTCAAGATTCAGTTTTACAGGTTGTAGGACTTACTGTTGCACAGTTCCAAGTAACAAGAAATAATGCTTATACTGGAAGTGGTGTTAACTTTTCTTATATAGCTATAGGAATTTAACATGGCAAAAGATAGATTCCTGATTGCTCCAATAAAAGATGGGCTAAGGACGGACCTCAAACCTTGGCTTTTGCCAGAGTCAGCATTTGAGAAGCTTAGTAACGCATATCTTTATGAAGGAAGAATACGCAAAAGATTTGGATCTACTTTTACTGGTAGTGGTTGGGCCGGTGCTGGAACTCAACCATTATATTCACGTTTAAGAATTGAACTTACTGGTGGAGCTGCTGTCGGAATAACTGATGTAAATGGTGATGCAACAGGTACAGTTCCAGGAAACATTTTTAAGATAGGTCAATTATTTTCAATAGGTACTGAAATATATACTGTATATCAACTTGGTGTACCAGCAGATATGCTTACAAATTCTGCTGGAGCTACTGTATATACATATAATACAACAACAGGAGTTTATGATTTTGAAGATGCAACTCCTAATACACAAATCTATTTCTATCCAGATGAATCTGTAATGGGATTTGCAAATTTTGAAACAAACACAACTAACAATAGACCATCATTAGCATTCGATACAGAATTTGCTTATCAATTTTCAGGTGGTTCTTGGTTGAGAATAGGCCCAACAGCCGGCTCTCAATTTCATGGAACAGACGCACAATTTTTTTATACTGCAAATTGGAGAGGTATAACTAACGATGTAAATATTCTATTTGTAACAAACTTCAATGCAACTGTTCCAGCAAATGCAAATGATGATCCGATGTGGTATTACGATGGAACGGGTATTACTGGGTGGACAGCTTTTCAGCCTGTTTTTATTGTTGGAGCTAATTTTGTAAGGTCTGCTCGTTTGATTATTCCTTTTAAGGATAGGTTACTTCTTCTTAATACTATTGAAAATAATGGTGGTGGTGGTGTTGGAGTAAATACTCATCATCCAAATAGATGTAGATTTTCTCATAATGGAAGTCCATTGGATGCAAGTGCTTATTATGAGCCAAACCAGGTTGGAGCAGGCGGTGGTGGTTGGATAGATGCACCAACAAAAGAAGAAATAATAAGTGCTGAATTTGTGAAAGACAGGCTTGTTGTTTATTTTGAGAGAAGTACATGGGAACTTGCGTATACAGCAAATGCTATACAACCATTTGTATGGCAAAAGATTAATACTGAGCTTGGTTCTGAATCTCCAAGATCTTCAGTTCCGTTTGATAAGGTTGTTTTAACTGTTGGAACAACTGGCATACATGCTTGTAATGGAGCAAATGTTATAAGAATAGACAATGAAATATCTGATCAAGTTTTTGAAATTAGAAATGATAATAGTGGGCCATTTAGAGTAGCAGGAGTTCGTGATTATTTTACAGAGATGGTTTACTGGACATTTCCAACGGCAGATTCTGATAATTATGCAGAAACATATCCAAATAAGGTATTAGTATATAACTATAAAGATGGTGCATGGGCTACAAATGACGATTGTATTACTGCTTTTGGGTTATTTGAGCAGGAAACTGGAGTAACATGGTCTTCAACTACATTGACATGGGAACGTCTTAATACTACATGGACAAGTGGTACATTGCAGCCACAATTTAAACAAATTATTGCTGGAAACCAACAAGGATTTGTTTTTAAGATACAAGCTGATGTGTCAAGTAATGCACCAGTTATGCAAATAACAAATATGGTAGCTGGAGGTGGAAATTCAGTTTCAATAACTATTATAGATCATAATCTTAATACAGATGACTTTATAAAAGTTACAAACGTACAAGGTGCAACTGGAGTTAATGGAAGTATTTATAAAGTTGATGCAACCTCTGCTAATCAAGTAGTTATTCAAGAACCACTTTTTGGTGGTGTTTATGAAGGTGGTGGAACGGTAGCTCGTGTTTCGCGAATAGATATTTTAACAAAGAGATATAATCCTTACTCTCAAACTGGAAGAAATACTTCAATTGATTCTGTTGACTTTGCTGTTCAAAAAACTACTTTCGGTGAACTTACTGTTGATTATTTTTCATCATCATCTGATCTTTCTATGATTGAATATGGAAATGCATCTGGTTCAATGATAGGAAATAATGTTTTAGAAACTTATTCTTATAATTTGGTTCCACTAGAAGCTTCACAAGAACTTTTATGGCATAGGGTTTATTTTAATACTGAAGGTGATAGTGTTCAATTGCGTTTATATAGTAGCGATGCTCAGATGGAAGATTCTGCTATTGTTGAGTCTGATTTTCAGCTTGAAGGTTTTATTCTTAATATGTCTGCAACTGGAAGGATACAATAATGCCACAAGAACAGATTGGGTCGTTTGTACCAACGACAAATGTTTGGGATCCGAGTGAGATATATGATGTTGAAGTAACAAGCCCTGAATTTAAAGAGCTTTTAGTGCGTCTATATCAGAATCTTAATACAATGGCTATTGTTCTTAATGTAAAAGACAGTGGTTATTATGACACTTCAGAATTTGTAACAGGACAGAAGTTTTTTCCATTGCCTGGATTAACATCACAAAGTTCAACAACACCAGACTTTAGGCAGACGTATCGCAAAGTTATTAATTTTGGAGCTTTACCAAATACTGGAACAACAAATGTTGCTCATGGTATAACTTGTGATGCCAGTACTATATTTACTCGAATTTATGGTGTTGCCACAGACCCAGCTGGATTTAGTTATTTACCTTTACCATATGCATCTTCAACTGCTGCAAATAATATTGAATTATCAGTTGATAATACTAATGTTACAATAATAACAGGCAGCAATAGGGCGGCATATACAATAACATACGTAATTTTAGAGTTTTTGAAATTTTGAAAGGAAGATTATGGCATTTGGAATGCAAAACATTCTTGGTCTTTTAGGTGGTGGAGCGATTGGTGGTGCGTTAACTGGAATTGGTGGTAAAGGACTTTCTAAGTTTTTGACTGGAAATAAACCAAGACAAGAACAATTTCAGAGATTTACCCCTGAGCAGCAATCAGCACTAGACCAATTATTACAACAAGGTATGGAAGGTTTAGATATTTCTGGTGTTGAAGGTCTTGCCAGAAAAAGATTTCAAGAGGAGACAGTTCCAACATTAGCAGAAAGATTTACTTCTATGGGTGCAGGAGGACAAATGTCTTCTGCGTTTCAATCAGCACTAGGGAGAGCAGGATCAGATTTAGAAGCACAATTAGCTGCGTTAAGGTCTCAATTTGGAATGCAGCAAGTTGGCTTAGGATTGCAGCCTCGTTTTGATACAGGTTATATGCCAGGATCTCCTGGTTTATTAGGAACAGGTGCATCTTCGTTAATGAATTTATTGCCTTTATTGCAATATTTATAGGGAGTTGAGATGGCTATACAAATATTACCTGGACAAAGTAGAACAGCAGGGCTAGGGCAAGCAATGGGAACTGGTCTTGGACAAGGATTACAACTGCTTTTGCAGGATAAAATGAGTAAAATACTTCAAAGAAGACAGCAAGAAAAAACTACAACTGGATTAGAAGCATTAGGAATTCCTCAACAAGAAGCATCACAAATTTCTATGCTTCCAAAAGAGCTTCAAGCAGTAGTTGTAAAAAATTATTTAGCTGGTGCAGAATCAGCAGGAATTGAACAAGCACTATCAGGTATAACTGGAGAACCAGTTCCAAGCCCTACTGGACTGCAAGCACTAGGATTACAGACTGGAGCAACAGAAGAAGTTGGAATGCCTAGAAAGACACTTACTCAAGAGCAAACAAAAGTTCAACAAGCATTACGCAGTCCAAGATTAACCACAGAACAAAAAATGAAAATAGAGCAATTACGAATCAAAAAAGAAGCACAAAGATTTAAAGAAAGACATGTTGCTACAGAACAAGAAGCAAAAGCGTGGGATAAAGCAGATCCTTTTATTAAAGAAGTAGACGAGAAATCTCATGCAGCTAAAGTTAATAATATGGACATAAATAGATTAGCTGAATTAGAAGGTGGTTTAGATACTCCAGCTTACATAGAACTTTTAAAGGAATCTGGATTTGATATTCCAGCTTTAAAGTCACCAGAATCTCAAGAGTTTGAAAAGATCAGACAGACTTTTATGCGTGATATAAAGAAATATCTAGGTGCAAGAATTTCAAATTTTGAGTTAGAACAATTTTTAAAGACAATACCTGATTTGTCACAGAGTCCCGCTGGCCGTAGAAGAGTTATAGCAAATATTAAGAGAATAAACAATATTTCTATGCAATATGGTAAGTCTTTAGACAAAGTTATTGAGAGACATGGAGGAGTTCCTCCTAGAGATTTAAGACGTAAAGTTGACAGAGATCTTGATAAAAGATTAGATGTTGTTGCAAAGCAATTTAAAAAAGATATGCAAAGAACAATTCCAAAATGGAGCAAGACTGATACAGTTGCAACTGCTATTGGTTCTCTTACTGGTAAAGTTATTGGTGCAGTAACAGGACTTGCAAAACTACCTTTAAAAATTGGATCAATGTTTTCTGGTGGTCACTAATAAATTAATTAAGATCTGGAGGTATTTCTATATGCTTCCAGGTCTTTTCATGTTTTATATCATATATAGTTACTGTATGAACATTAAACATATTACCTATTTCTTTTAAAGTTAGATTAGAATTTTGCAATAGTTTTTTTATTTCTATGACCTGTTCACTTATTAATTTTGATCCATATATTTTTTCTCCTCTTACTACTTTTGCTCGTTCTTTTTTATGCATATCAAGCACATTATCTGTTGGCGTTCCTAAAAATAAATGTTCTGGGTTTGTGCACTCTGGATTATCACACGTATGACATACATACATTCCATCAGGAATTTGTCCTTTATGTAATATCCATGAAGCTCTGTGAGCACCAATAATTTTTCCTTCATATTGAAGTGCTTTATATTTTTTACTTGGGCATCCATTCCAGCTCCAGCATCCTTCTTGTTTGATTACATGTTTTTCGAATGATTCTCTCAGCCTTTTGATTTTTTCTTCTTGGTTAGCAGTTGACCAAAATGCATTTAGTGGGGTAGATCCTTCTTGTGATTTTGTATAACACTCTTTAGAACAATATTTTAAGTTTGACGGTTTGTGTTCTATTAATTTTTTACATCTTATACAGAATCTGTCTGGTTTTCTGTGATCTAATCCCATACACTTTTTTGAGCAGTATTTTTGATCTGGAAATCCTTTGTGATCAAAGTCTTTTTCACAAACAAGACATTGCTTTGTTCTATTTTTTTTCTTTAAAGCAGAAATACATTCTCTAGAACAACACTTTCTTCTTGTTGCGTGTGATGGTTTTGTTTTAAACTCTTTGCTACAAAACAAACATTGTTTAATCATTTTATGATCTTCTCCATCTTTCATATAAATAAATAAGTGTTAAAGGCCAAAACATAAACATTGTTATGTATTTAAAAAAATTTCCTAGAAATGAAAACCATGTATATTCGTTGAGACTAGTCTCGTTGACACTGGTGTCTTTTTTTTCCATTTTATTTCCTCCAAGTTAAAGTAATTATATTACTACTCTCCGTTCTCTTATGCCCCCCGCATAATTACTTATAACTTATCACTTGTTTAAGAAGAAATTTAAGTTTTGCTTCATCGTCTTTTGATAATGAAAGCCCAGCTTCTTTTGATTCAATACCTATTATTAAATCTAAGATTTCTTGTTTTACTGTAGCTAGCTTATCTTCAGCTTTTATCTTTTCAGCATCCATATCATTTTTTAGGTTTCTTATTTCTTGTTTTACTTCTTGTATACCTATTAACGTATAGTTTGAACATTTTACGCAAGAAAGTGATGCTATCATTAAAAACGCTGATACTTTAACTATTCTATTCATGTGAGCCCCCTCAGACACAAGTGTTAATTAAATTTACTTTCGTACTTGATAAACGCATGCAAAGCACGCAATACAAGTTTTCTTATAGTACAGTTACGAACAATCGCTATGTACTTTAATTGATTATGCATTTCAAGTGGTACATCTACTGCTAACCTTTTTCTTTTCTTTTCTGGTTTGTCCATTAACTTTCTTCCTTACTTAGTACTATATAACGTTAACTTTACTATCTATATCATAACACATTTATACAAAAACACAACAAGATTTTAAAGTTCTTGCATTATATTTGTTGCTGTTGTTTACTTAATTCAGGTTGTATAAATTTTAATTAAAAAGGAGTTTTACTATGTCTTTAAGAAATGATTTTGATGTGTTTTCGCCTAATCAATATGAAGAAGTTTATTATGAGGCGCCTATTATTGCTAATAGAGCGCCAACAATAAGTGACAAGTATGAGATAGGTAAAGTATGGATTGATAAATCAGCTGATGATATCTATTTCATAACGAATGTTACTGCTGGTTCTGCTGTATGGATTAATGCAGGTGGTGGAACAGGTGTTTTTCATACATTAACAGCAACTACAGGTGATATTACTGCAACATTGGGTGATATTGTAGCAACAGCTGGTTCAGCTACATTAGGTGGACTTGGTGCAGGAACATTGATAACAAGTGCTGCTGGTGTTGTAAGTGCGCTTGCAGATAGCGTAGATGGCACTTTGCTTATTGGCTCAACAGGCGGTCGTCCTGCATGGGCAACATTGACAGCTGGAGCAGGTATTAATATTACTAATGCTGCAGGGGGTGTAACAATTACAGCTACAGGTGCAGTTGCCTCTACCTTTCCTTGTGATGGTGGAACCGCAACACCCGCAGCTGGTGCAACAACCATTGCTGGTGGAACGAACATTACGACTGCTGGAGCTGGTTCAACGGTTACTATTAATCTTGACGCTTCTCCTTCTGTTGCTGGTTCTCTTACTGCAGGTGTTGATCTTAATATGACATCTGGTGATTGTACTATTACAGGTACCACAGATGCCGCACAAACTATTTACTTGAGAGCGAACGGTGGAACCTCAGAAACTCTTGATATTCACTCTGATCAAGGTACTGGTGCTAACTCTATTAACATCCATTCTGATGTTGGTGGCTTGACTCTTACTTCAGGCCTTGCAACAACAGATGCCATAAATATAGTTGCTACTTCTGGCGGCGTGGACGTTGACGCTGCCGATCAGATCAATATTACTTGTACTGAAAATGCTGCCGACGCTATAGTTATTAGTGCATCTTCAGGAGGAATTGACATCACAGGAGCTGGTATAGCTGGTGAAGATATAGACATATCTAATACAGCATCAATTAATCTTGTGTCAACTGAAGATGCTGCAGAGGCAATTTACCTTCGCGCAAATGGCGGAGTTTCTGAAACAATTAGAATCCATTCTGATAATGGAACATCTGCAACATCTATTGATATGGATACAGATGTTGGTGGCATAACCATGACTGCAGGACTAGCCTCTAATGACGCAATAAATATAGATGCTACAAACGGAGGCGTTGACGTCGATGCTGCATTGCAAATTAACCTAACTTCAGCTCAAGCCGCCGCCGACGCAATTGTAATAGATGCTTCAGACGCAGCCGGTGGAATAGACTGCGATTACGGTACTGGAGGTATGGTTGTAACTGGAACAAACGGTGCATTCACACTTGCTACAGGGACGGGAAATATCCTACTTGGGGCGGACGCCGTCCAGCACGATGTAACCATTGGAAATGTCACCGGAACATCGACTGTGACTTTGAATTCAGGAACCGGAGGTGTCGCTGTAAATACTACAGGGGCTGGAGATATTACATTATCTTCGTCAGATGACATTATCATGACTTCTGGTGGTAGTGTAACCTCTAACGTTGACCTTACACTTATTACAGCAACTACTGGTATAGTATTTCAAGAAGGACCTAAAG